GGTGTTCCAAAGAGGGCCACTGGTAAGAGCTTTCTCACCGCCGGGATCGCTGACCGAATGCAGCGAGTGATCGATTCGGGCCGCTTCTCCAGCGCATCCGAATGGGCGAAAACTGCCGGTATCGCCCGCTCTCATGTGGGGACGCTCATGTCCCGCGCGCGCTCCGGGGGAAGCATGTCGCTCGAAACTGCCGCGATGCTTGCGAACGTTGCTGGGATTACGCTCGATTGGCTGGCTCTGGGCGTCGGACCGCAAAGGCGCGGAGAATCAGATGCCGTGGTTCCCGACGGAGTGCAGATACGAGATCGCTACCCGGCCCGGGCATCAGCGGTCCAAAGGGCCCGCGCCGCGGGGCTCGATGAGGACTCGATCGCTGCAGTGGTTACCGGGCCGGCCTACAACCTGGGCGAGTTCACCGATCGCTCGTCGGATTGGTGGTACCAGGAGATACGCGCTCATTCCGCGAAACATCGCGCGCAGCAGCCGATCCAGGAGAGCGGAGAGGTTGCAGTTTCCAGCGAACTGCGGCAGACGATGCCTGCCCCTGGGCACGCGCGTCGCCGTTAGCGCTTCCGCGGTCGCTGGGTTACATCTGCAAGCAGCTGCATCCCGGCCGCGATCGCTCTAAATACGCGCCTCGCTCGCTCAGCCTCCGCGAGCGCCCTTTCCCGGCCCCTGAGCGCCCGCTCTTCCCGCTCCACCGCAACGCCTGCCTGACGAATCTCCTCGATGCCGGCGAGACGTTCTTCGTGACGGTGCCTAACCCATGCATTGTGCATGCGTAGCGCGATGGCCTCCACCTCGAGCATTGTCTCGCATTGCTCCGGGTATTTCTGGCAGTAGGCCTCCACCTTTCCGGGATCCGCGAGCGGGTACCTGCGCGCCAGCGCCTCCGCGTACGCCGTATTGTATCTGTCGACGCAGCTCTCGCTGGGCTCCTCGACGGGCTCTTCTTCAGCGTCGTCATCGCGGCAGTGCAGCCTGATGAACTTCGCGCGACCTTCGTCGCTACCGAGCTCGTCGTAGATCATGCCGCAAACGCCGGTCCCTGGCGACTTCGCGCAAGACGGCCAGCGAACTTCGGAGGCGGCCGCCAAGTCCGCCTCCCTCTCCATCGCGCGACTTTCCGCCTCCGCGCGTGATGGCGGCGAATCCATTGGGGGCGGAGGTGGCGGCGGCTCCATCAAGGCGTGGCATCCGGAGGTGAATGCGATGACGAGGCAAGTTTCCACCCTCATCCGAATAGAATACCGCTCCTAAACGACAGTCGCCTTCGATCGCAGGCAGTTTTTTTTCTGCCGGGATTGACAACAAGTGCGTGCACGACCACGTTTATGGGCATGAACGTCGCGCTCACCGCCATCCTCCACGCCGCCATTCTCCGGGCCTCGTCGCCCAACTACACCTCACACCTTCCCGCCCCGATCGCTGTCTACCGGCCGCTGACCGGTGGCGATGTGGTCGTGCGCAGCTACGCGGAGGCCCGCGCGGCCTTCGAGCAGATCCTCGCCGGCCTGGCGAAGCAGGCCAAGAAGTGCAGCTGCGGACGCGCTCACTCCCGCGCGGAGTGGTTCGGGCTCGAATACCTGGGCCCCATGGAGCTCGATGAGGAGCACGACGTGGAACTTCGCAATTGCCCGTGCGGATCCACGATCGCTCTTCCCGTCGACCGATCCTCATCGGAGATCCTCTACGACTACGACGACGAGGGTCCCGCGACAGAGCGCTCTCCCTCGTGGGAGGTGGCGTGATGGGCACGATCGCCATCTATTCCTATGCTGACTCCAAGCTTTGGGCAGGAGAGGCCCATTCAACAGCGAATGCTGTTGAGTTGGCCATTATTGATGGCGCAGACCTCAGAGGCGCAGTCCTCACTGGCGAGGACCTCTCTGGCGCGAACCTCGCTGGCGCGGACCTCCGCGTCGCGGACCTCACTGGCGCGAACCTCACTGGTGCAAAACTCGAAGGCGCGAACCTCGCTGGCGCGAGCCTCACTGGCGCGATCCTTACTGACGCGAGCCTCACTGGTGCAAAACTCGAAGGCGCGGACCTCACTGGCGCAAACCTCACTGGCGCAAACCTCACTGGCGCGAACCTCGAAGACGCGGACCTCGAAGACGCGAGCCTCGAAGGCGCGAACCTCGAAGACGCGAACCTCGAAGGCGCGAGCCTCGAAGGCGCGAGCCTCGAAGGCGCGAACATCCATACCGCGAACCTGATCGCGATCCGCGCTGACGTGATGTTGATTCTCGATAATGCCCCTGGTGAGATCCTCGGCCTCATAAAGGCTCTGGACGAAGGTCGTTTCGACGGCAGCCTTTACGAAGGCGAATGCGCGTGCCTTGTCGGAACCATAGCGAACGTCCGGGGTGTGCCGTATTACGATCTCGAAGACATTAGGCCAGACGCGAACCGCCAGGCTGAACGGTTTGCGCTCGCAATATCGGAGGGCGACACACCGAAAACGAACAGCGTTGCCGCCATCCTGAGAGAGTGGATCGTTGAGTGGCAAGAGTCGCACCGTTTGAATGAGGTGCCGTGATGGCCATCCTCTGGAAAGGCGACGGTGACACCCCAGAATGGGACGCGTGGCCGCTTCCCGGAGCGGACGACGAGCCAACGTGCGGCTGCTGCGGAGCCCCCATCTTGGGGGCCGATCGTAAGGGCACGATCATCCTGGCGAAGGGCGAGTTTTACTGCTCCGACGAGTGTGCGGGCGACGAAGTCGGCGAGGCGGCGGAATGATCGCTCCCTGCGGCGAGGGCCACTACGGCGGCCTTCGACGGAGGGATCGATGGAACACGCAACGCCTGAATTGTTCGCGGCGATCGTCGCCGCTCAGGGCCACGCGCAAGCCGTGGCCAAAGCATCGTATAACGCTTTTTCGAAGTATAGATATGCCTCGTCAGAGGACGTGATCGCGGAGTCTCGCGAGGCGCTCAATAAAGCGGGACTAGCGCTTATCCCGCAGACCACGTCTGTCGCTCACGAGGAGGGGCGCGGACTCGTACTGAAGGCGAGCTACCGACTCGTGCATGGCGGCGGATCTTGCCTGATGGTCGAAGGGAGCTTCGTAATTCCGCAAAACAAGATCGGTGAAAAGGCGCCCGACAAGGCGGAGGCGGCCGCGCGCACGTACCTGCTCGCGTACACGCTTCGTGATCTACTCCTCCTGCCTCGCGTGGAGGAAGAGCAGGTCGACCAGCGGCCCCCGCAGAGAGAGGTGTCGCGGCCCGCACCGACGCAGTCGAAGCCAAAGGCCGACCCAGCCGATGCGGGCGCGTCGGAGCTGGAAGAGAACGGCGTTCCGCAGCAGGCGGCGCTCGACCAGCTGATGAGGCACCTGGCCGACGCGGTGGGCGAAGACGTGCCGCCGATCGCCGCAGAGGCGAAGCGCGTGCTGCGTGGCCAGTACCTTGATTCATTCGCCAACGCCTATCGGAATCGCGTGCGCGAGCTACGCGAGAAGGGAGCGGCGGCATGATCTTCGATAGGGCCTACGTGGCCAGCTTGCTGCGATATGGAATTGCGTCGCGGAAAGACGCGGAAGAGGATGCGATGGAGGCCCTAACCAGATTGATCGACATGTATCACGATATGCGCGATGAGCGGGACGCCATGCGAGCTCTACTCAATGCTGCGCTTGCCGAGAATGAGGCGCTTCGATCGGTGATCAGGCCGAGCAGGCAGGGGGTTTCGCAATGAGTATTATCGTGAAATTGGATGCGGCAGAGCTGCGGAGCTCCGGCGCGTGCGGTCATGGGATGGATCTGTTCCACGATGTCGCGCCAAGCGGCACATGGGAAAGTGCGTGGGAGCCGCTGCATGCAATATGGCTGGCCGCCGTTTACCCGAATTTTTGCGTGTGGTTAATCGCCAATAGGCTGATTCCTGCAATAGTTTTGCGCGGCGCGCGCCTCGCTGGTGCGAACATCGAGCGCGCGTACCTCCGCGGCGCGGACCTCGAAGGCGCGGACCTCTACGGCGCGAACCTTCGTGGCGCGAGCCTCACTGGCGCGAACCTCTACGGTGCGAACCTCACTGGCGCGGACCTCGAAGGCGCGAACCTCACTGGCGCGGACCTCCGCCGCGCGTACCTCCGCGGCGCGGACCTCCGAGGCGCGGACCTTCGTGGCACTAACCTTCGTGGCGCGAGCCTTTACAGCGCGGACCTTCGTGGTGCCATCAATCCGCCGGAGCTTCGCCAATGAGCGGGCGCCGGCTCACCGTCTCCGCGTTGGAGCGCGCGTACGAATGCCCCGCCTCCTTCGCGTTTCCAATTCTCGTGCATTGGTCCTCCGACGCCGCGGAGCGAGGGGATTCGATCCACGAGTTCGTGGAGGAGGTACTTGCTGGCTATCGGTCGAATGCGGAAGCGCTCGCGCAAGTGCCTGAAGAGTGGCGGCACACGTGCGCGCATCTCGACTGGAGCGGAATTATTGGAGACTTCGAACTCGACGATCGTGGGGAGGCGCCCGTCGTTGATTGCGAGGTCGCGTACGCGGTCGACGTGGATACGGGCGCTGTACGTGAGCTTGGTCGTGGACTCAAGCGAAGGTATCCACCTACTGGCCCGCGCGAGGTCGTGGGAACGCTCGATCTCGCGGCGCGGCTGCTCGACGGAAGATGGTGCGTTTCCGACATAAAGACGGGCCAGCCGGTCACCGCGGCGCGCGACAATTGGCAGATTCGCTTTTTCGCATACGTACTCTACCGCGTGCACGGCGAGCACGAAACCGTCGGCCGGCTCGTGTACGTGAACGAAGATGGGAGCGTGTGGAAGGATGAGCATGTTTTCGACTCGTTCGACTTGGCCGACTTTCCGATGCAGCTTCGGGAGATCTTGGAGGGGCTCGATGCGGCCGAACGCGCCCGCGGGCGTGGCCAGGTGGACGTGAACGCCGGCGCCCATTGCAAGTATTGCCCCGCATACCGATCGTGCAGCGCCACGACGGGGCTCATTCAAGCGCTCCCTGACGAGATCCGCGGGCTCGGCTCGCGAGACTTCCTCACCACGCGCGACGTTGGCGAGATCTGGGCGCGATTCAAGGATCTCCTCGCCATCTCGAAGAAGATCGACGAAGAGCTAAAGGCGTTCGTGCGCGCCCATCCGGGCGAGGTGGAGCTCCCGGACGGACGCGTCGTGATGGAGATTCCAAAGGGGCGCGATCGAATCAACGGAGAGCGGGCGCTCGCGATCGCGCGCTCGTACGGCGCCACCGATGCGGAGCTCCTCGGGTGCGTATCGAGATCGGAGTGGACGGAGTTGCGGGCGATGAACCCGAAAAAGAAAGGGCGTGCAGCGTGAGCGAGGGACTGAATAAGGTGATGCTTCTCGGAAACCTGGGAGCAGATCCCGATCTGCGCACCACGGACGGCGGTCAGGCGATCCTGAAGCTGCGGCTCGCCACATCGGAGAGTTACCTCGATCGAAACAATGAGCGCCAAGAGCGGACGGAATGGCATTCCGTGACGGTCTGGGGGAAGCGCGGCGAGGGACTTGCGAAGATCCTCAGCAAGGGGTCGCGAATCTTCGTCGAGGGGGCGCTGCGGACATCGAGCTACGAAAAGAACGGCGAGAAGCGCTACAGCACGGAGATCCACGCGATCAACGTGATCCTTGCCGGAGACAGGCGCGAGTCCGGCGAGTCCCCGCGTCAGCCAGCGCAGCGCCCGCAGGCAAAAAGCGCCGTCTCGAGGGACGACTTCGCGGCCCCGGACTACGATGTTAGGGACGAGGATATTCCGTTTTAGGGGGTGGCTATGACGTTGAAGATAGATGGGGGGCCACTGAGCCCAGAATTCGCGCAGCGGTTTCCGCTGATCTTGGTGACCAAGCAGGAGGGTCAAGAGGCGACCTTCATCACGGTTCGCCATACCGAAAAGCCGGAGTTGTCGACACGACTCGACGTGGAGCGTGACGCCCCCGACGACGATCGGTTGGAGCTCATCGAAGAGGCTGCCGAGAGGCTCATGGACCTTGCCAAGCTCAGCCTCCCCGCCAACCCGACGTACGAGATGCGCGATCGAAAAGGCGTGGTGGTGGGAACGTACCCATCCATTGAGTTGGCGCTTCGCGCGATGCGATTCCGCAATCAAGAATCGATAAAGTATGCCGTCTACCGCATGCCAGACGGCGCGGCGATGACGGCGATGGCGCGCTATAAGGCGAAAGGGATCGCTCCTCCCTCTGCGGAGCATCAGCGCCGCGGGGGCGCCGCGAATCGTGAGCGCTGGAAGCGCATCATGTCGCGTCGATAGGATCTCGGCACGGCACATCGAACGTCGGAAACGCGATCTGGGCAGCCTTCACATACCCGCTTAAGACGGCCAGCGCGGGACCTTCCGCCACGTCGAGCGAGTAAAGCGAGGGGGCCTGGTCGCGATAGCGCTGCAAGAACGTCGCGACATCATCAGCCGCAAGATCCCAGCGAGGTGGATCCTTCTCGCCAAGCTTCGCGATCGCGCTGCCATACGAGCAGCCGATCGGCATGTACGCCGGGACGGCTGCGGGGCTCACGTTCCGCAGCGCGTCCCACTGCGCGTCGATGCGCGGAAGCACGTCGACGGCATGCCCCTGGTAGCTCCAATAGGCCTGCGGCATGACCGCATTGCACCGCTCGCCAAAGGTGGCGTACGGGAACTGGGAATGGATGCGAACGAACGCAAACGGCGCGTGGGCGATGAAGAAGTCCTCACCCACGGAGGATCTTATCGCCGCCATGAGCGCACGCGCCGTGATGTCGTTGTGCGGGGCGACCTCGAATTCCGTCTCCGCGTCGACGATGTGGCCGACCACGCCGATCGACTTGTTTGCCGCGACGTGCGCGGCCTGCGAGGCGACGATCGATGGCCTGGAGTAGTGCCACGTGAAAGGGGATATCCTGGCATCCAGGAAGGCGCGCACGAGCCCCGCGTGCGCCTTCGACCATCCTGACTGGTCGGCGATCGAGCCCGAGTCCCCAGACCGAATGGCGGCCCACGATGCACCGAGCTGCCGGCATCGCTCAATCAGGCTGGCGTCATCGGGCGCGCATGCGCGCGGGCTCACGATCCAGAGCCCGACGCCCGACGGCGCGATCACTTTTGATCCGGGTATTCCCGCTCCATCTCCGCGTCGCTGGCCGCGATCATGGCCTTCTGGATCCACACGCGGAGCGCGGCCTCGACCGCCGTCGTGCAGCCGCCGCAGGCCACAAGCTCGACGAGCGAGCCAAGAAGATCGGCGTGCTCCGAGGCGATCGCGAGCGACTCGCGGAGTGCCGTCGGCATCGACGGGTCCGCACCCATTGCAAGCTCCGCTGCCGAGCGGATAGCGTCGGCCGCGGCGCTCACGGGATCCCCGCTTCCGCCTTGCAGGCGCGGTAGGCAGCCAGGTTCCCGCCATCGGGCGCGGCGTGCGCGGCGGCCTGGCATCCGGCGAGCTCCTCGGCGAGATCCCTGTCGGATACCGCCTGCGAGCCTCCACACGAGGCGCAGGAGAGCGCCACGATCAGGAGGCCCATCATGAGCCCGCCACCGCGGATCGACGCGGGTGCGTCCGGGTGCGTGTCCATCGGCGAGCGCGGCGTCGGTGGCGCCGCTGAAGATCGCGCCGCGTCGTCCACGGCGAGCACGAGCCCGCGCGCCCACGCCGGTGCTCCGGCGGACGATCCGAAGATCGCCACGAGGAGGCCATCGAGGAGGCCCGACGCGACCGCAGACCCTGCGCCTGCCAGCGCCGCCTCCTGCCACGTCGCCCCCACGTTCACGGAGGCGAGAACGCCATAGGCGAGTCCCGCGAGCGCGGAGACGGCTGGCGCCCAGCGTGGCGGGAGCGTGATCGGGAACTTGCTTTCCGGGGACGTGAGCTTGCGCACGTAGAACGTGATCAGTAGGAAGATCGCGAGATAATTGCCGCTCGTGAGCACGGAGAGCGGCGGGGCATCGGTGGCATTCATTGGTGGCCTTTCGTCGCGAGATACGCCGCGATCACGGCTCCCGCGGTGGTGAGAAGTTGAATTAGGAGCGGGCGCACCCATTCGCGCCACGCACGGGTTTCCTCTGCGCGACGCTTCGCCTCGTCGGAGAGAGCGCGCGCAGCGATTTGCGTATCGCGGATCTCCTGCACCGTCGCGAGGGCCGGCCGGAGCGGCTCGAGGGCCTTGTCGGCGGCCGCAGCGGACGTGCGCTCCAGGAGCGCCTTTGCCTGGCTGAGAAACGCGACGTTGTCGTTGTGCGCCTCGCTCCGCAGCTCCGCGAACTTTCTCTCCGCCTCCCGCGCGCGCGCCTCGGCATCCGCGAGCGACGTCATTCGTCGTTTGATCGTTTCGATCGTCGGTTCCACACCTTCGCGGAATCGCTCCAGCACAACGAGCCGTCCGCCATGGCGGTCGATCTCCTTGTTCACGTCTTCAATCGTTCGCGCCATGGCTCCCTCACCCGATCAGAACCCAGTCGAATACGACCGGGGATCCCACTGGCGCAGCAGCCACCGTGATCGTGAACCCAGTCGTGGCCTTAGTGTAGGATACAACCGTTTGGCATCCAGAAGTGCCCGGGCTCGACACGGGCGTGAGAAGAACTTTGTATGATGCATCCACTTCGTTCGTGGTGAACGTGGCCGTCCCCGTGGTGCTGCCCGCAGACACGGTCACCTGGCCGGAAAGGTTGTTTCTGGCTACCTTTCCGCCGCCGATTCCCACGAGGCCGGAGATCACGGTGCCCCCGCCGGAGGCTGCAGACCCGGTCACCACGAGCCGATTGGCCCCCGGCGTTCGCGCTCGCGATACCGAGTTGATGAACGTGTTCCCGATCATGGCCGACGAGTTATTGAGGCCCGGGCCGACGAATCCGCCGGTATCGATCGAGCACTGCGAAGGCGCCGTATTGTTGTACGTTCCGGCCGCCCAATTGAGCTTGTGGTTTGGATCGGAGGCCCCGAGGGGGTATGCCGCAGTCAGCGAGCCGCTCGCCCCCGAGTTCGACCAGAGGCGCATCTGCGATTGGTCGCCGTACGCGACCGCGCCGAGCCCAGGAATCTGCTCTTCGATCAGCTGAGCGAGCTCCCAGAATTGCGCCTCCAGGATTGTCGACCCAGAAACACCGAACCGCCACCGCCGGACGCCGTCGAGATCCTTTGGAACGCCAGACGATCCCGTCGTGTGCAGTGTGCATGTTTTGGTGAGGCCGTCGACGGTGAACGTGAGTACATCGCCATCCTGAAAGGAGAGCGGCCCCTTGTTCTGCGAGGGCATGTAGCGAGGCTCGAACCCCGAAGCCGGCTTCACGTTCGACGGCAGCGTGCACTTGATGAAGTTCACCGTGGTCTCGAAGCTTGTCGACCCGGTGGCGTACACGTTGAACTGGTCCACGTCGGATGTCACGATCGTGAGCCCGTCGTGCGAGATCGCGCTTTGGTTCTGGAAGATCTCGCCGATGACCTGATCCTTCCGCATGTTCGCTTTGGATAAAGTCAGCTGCCCACCAATGTTCGCGGGGCCGTTCGTGATCCTGTAAAGCCCCGTGGCACCCTCGGATCCGAGGCCTACGACCGTGAACGTCGTGGTGGACCCATTGAGCGCGAACGCGGCTTCCATGAACTTGATCGGCGCGTTACCTCCGACCCACGGCGAGTAGAGCTCGAAGCTCGTGCCGCCCTTCGCCCAGATGCCGTTCGGCCCGTAGATGAAGTCGCAATTGATCGCCGCGTTCGCTCGGCTCTGCGCCGTCTGCGAGATGATCCCGATATGCGCCTCGTCCGCCTGCCAAAACTGCGTGTCGTAGATCTTGAGATAATCGCAGTTGGGCGGGCTCGTCGGAACGATCCCAGGGCCGGTGGAAAAGTCTCTCGCTACTCTCAGGTTGTACCTGGCGTGCGTGGTCGCGTAATTGAAGCACCCGAAGAAGCAATTCTTGATGATGAGGCGCGTGATGGCGCGCGTCCCCGTGCTGGCCGACTGCGTCCAGTCCGCGAGCGCCGTAAGGAGCTTCCCGCTGCCCACAACGAGACGAAGGTTTTCGAGCCAGCAGTCGCTCGCGCGGATATCGAGCCCCACATGCCCCACGCACACGTTGATCGTGGCGCCAGCGACGGCCGAGGGGTTGTAGTACGTGATCTGCGAGCCGTCGCCCGCGGGCCCCACCTGCGTCGTCGTGAACGTTCCGTTGTTGGCTTCGTTCGTCGTATCGCCCCAGATGCGAATGGAGCAATCCACGTCGGTCGCGGCGAACGATCCGGCAGTGAACGTCGCCGTTGCGAACCCCGCCGATACCGCCGTGATCGTGCCGCCGTACTTTCGCGTGTCGCCAAAGTTGAACATCAGCGTCGCGAGGCTGCCGCTGAACGCGGTCGCTCCGCCGGCACCACGCAAGCGAATGCCGGTATTGGCCGACGCGATCGATGATTGGTCCGCCAGCGTGATCGGGGCGCTGATGTTGTATACGCCAGGAGGCACCACGATGGTCCCTCCGGTGACGCCTCCGCTGCCGTACGACAGAAGGGCCGATATGGCCGCGAGAAACGCGGGTCGGCTATCCGCTACGCCGGATCGGTCAGCTCCGAATCGGAGGACGTTGAGCTCGTTTGGCAGCTGCCACTGGATGTTCGAGGGCCCGTCGAACCCGAGCTCGGAGCCGCGCAACGACGGGACGCCGACCGCGTAGCCTTGGATGATCGTCGCGTTCGACGAGACAGCTCCGATCGTCGCCCCGCCGAGAAAAACGGCGCCGAACATGTCGGCCACACCGATCGCCGTCGACGTAACAGTGGGGCTTCTTGCAAGCGCGCCGGTCGCCGTCGTGATCACGTAATCGCCGGCGGTGCCGGTACCGATGTTCGCGATCGAGGCCGGGATTACGCCCGTGACCTGAATGGGGAATGTGCCAGGCGTCGACACCGTTGCGAGCGCCACACCGATCGCCCGCTGCTCGCCAATCGCCGCGAGGTTGGACGTGGTGGCGAGCACGAAGTACTGGCCCGTCGGATCCTTGCAAACGCCGTAACCAGCAATGATCGCGCCGGACCCACCGACCGAGGGCGCCGAGTAGCTGACTTGCGAAAGGATATCGGCCATCAGACGCCGTACTTGTTCTTGATGAATGCCTGATGAGCGGCACGCTCTGCCGCCGTTCTCTGGCGAAGCCATCCTGCGAAAAGCGAGTACTCGCCGGTGATGGCCCCAGTCGTCCCAGCGCCCGCTCGCGAGCCGAAAAACATCGGGAACGCGCCGAGCGGCGTCGTTGTGTTCTGCGTACCGGCATTCCCGGTGATCGACTGCACGATGTTGTCGTAACGGAATTCCTCAATATCGGCCGACGCGCCGTTCATGTCCCAGAAGCACGAGAATGCGGTGAACGCGCTCGGTGGGGCGATGCCCTGCCAATTGTTTCCGGCGTTGCCGTGCGCGGCAAGGCTGTAACCGCCTCCGGTAACGGAAGCCCAGTTGAATCCAACCAAGATCGGGCCCACCGTCGACCCAAGGCCGGCCACCGACGTCTCGACGACGATCTGGCTCGCTGCTGCGCCCGTGATCTTGCCCACGAGCAGTAGCTCGAACACCGAACCGAAGGTAACGTTGCTCGCCGTACCGAGCCCCTGGCCGCCGGTGAAGGAGATCGATGGCTGGCCTCCGAGGTTCGCCGAGGACGCGTTTTTTGTCGGCTGAAGTCCTGCGGTCGCTTGCACAAGATCGAGTCCGTTGCCGGAGAGATCCGACCACGTGAAGGTTGCCCCCGTCGTGATCGTGCCGGCGTAATAGAAGAGTGGCCCGGACTGGAGGGGGTCGATCGGAATCACGCCGTCGGGCGCGATCCTGCGATTCCTCGCCGGGCTCCCTCGGCGGCTCACGGCGAACTCTGGTGAATGCGCAGCGTGGCGGTCCCCGACTTCGTCACGTAGGCCAAAAAGCGCATCGGCGACGCCCCTCCGAGCGCAGGTGCGTTGCTCAGGGGACCTTCACGGCCAGGCCCTCGCGGGAGATGGATCGGAAGCTCGCGCCCCGCGGGGATGTACTGGCAAAGCCCCACGGTGCCCGCTTGCGCACTCCCCGTCGTCGCGGGGTTCGGGACGTTCGCTCCGGTGACCGATGCGTTCGTCGGGCCGAAGAGCACGTACACGTCACCGCCCTCCGCCACGAGCGAGATGTAATGCCCGAACGGCGCCGTCTCCCGCGGGTCCGTTGCGGGAGAGATCGGCATGTTTGCCGCGAGGTCGATCACCCCCGCCGTCGTGGTCACGGCGAGCGCCACCATGCGCGCCTTGCCGGTCGAATCGGCCATCGCGGGCCAGATCGTATCGCTCTGCCGAGTCGCCTCGATCGTCATGATGCCTCCACTTCACTCATTGCGGATCGTGTGGACTTGGCGAGCGACGACATGCCACCGCCATTGCGAGGTGGGGCACCTTGCGGGCGACCACCGGGAGCCTCGTATCCGGCCTGAGCGACCGACACGAATGCGGGATCGAGCGATGCGTCGGACGGAATCCCGAGAAGGAGGCCGAGTTGCAGGCGCGCCTGATACGGCATCTTCTTCTTGGAGTCCGCGAGGTGACCCATAGCGCGGCGTTGTACCTCTTGAAAAAGTCGTGGGTAGAGCGTTTTCAGCGTCTCCGCGCCTTCTTTCGTGAGTCGACCTGACTCGAGATCGTCGAGCACCGAGATCGGCGAATCCGCCGCCGACACGTACCGCTCGAATGAGGTCATCTGAGAATCGGTCCACGACGGCCGATCGAGATGCGGTGTGAGCGAATCCTTATCGGTCATGCCTGGCGGGATCTTCGAGGCGAGGAATGCGATCGCCCGCTGTTGCGCGCCAGCCACCTGCATCGCGATCGATGGGGCGTGTTCATGAAGATCGCCGGATGACTCCGCGATGCGCTCGCTTTGAATCTCGGGCCGGTCGGCAAGATCCGACACGCGCGCAACGAGCCGCTCAAAACGCTTCGTTTTTGGCTCGCCCGGCTTGCTCTCCACGAGTTGCGTGAGCGGCCGCGAGAGCTGCGCGGGCGTGCTCTTCTTGGCGCCCTCGAAGAACCCCTTGAGCGCGCCGTCGATCTTCGACGATACCTGCGCGCTCCGCTTCTCTATGGCTAGCAGCGAGGCGATCTTGCTGCGCCCAATCTGCTCGATTGCGGCGAGCTGCGAGGCGACGCGACCCGGTGAAGCTACCGCTCCCGCGATTCCGCCGATCGCGGATCCGATCGGACCACCCATCGCTCCACCACCGACGAGCCCCGTGAGCGAAGAAAACGCGCCGCCGCGCTCCGACTCGCGGAGGCCGCGGTACGCGTTTACGATCTCGAGGTTCCGTTCACTTTTCGATATCTCGCCGCGGAGCGCATCGGCGGCGCCGTGGATCTTGGCGACCTCCGCGATCTTCTCCGCGGGAAGCTCGTACGAGCGCGAGATCGCATTGGCCAGATCCTGCGTCGACTGCAGGTAATCGCGCACGGCTTGATGCGTGAGATCCTTGTTGGCGTTGTTGAGGCCGCGAACGTAGCCCTCAGCCTTGCCAGGATCGATGCCGCGCGCTTCGAGGTATGGGTTCAGCGGGTCGCGCCCGATGGGCGTCGTGAGCGCATTATGAAAGCGCCCGCTCGCTTCGATCTGCTTCGACCACGCCGTGTTGATCTCGCGCTGGTCGGTCGCGGCTCGCCCCCAGAGCTCCTCCCGCTCGAGGCCGACGCGAAGATCCTCCGCGGCAGTCCTGAACCAGTCCGCGGACTCCTGCGCGAGCCGCCGCTCGAGGGGATCCGCGACGTTCATGATCCCGCGCGCACCGTTCTTCGCGAGCTTCTGCACGTCGCGCTTCACGCCGTCGAGCGCCACGAAGATCTTCGCGTTCACGTCCTCGCCCGACTTGATCGCCGCCGCGATCTCCTCGGACGCTCGGTATGCGGACTTCGACACGCTCTCCACGCTCTTCGCGAAGCCAACTCCGCTCGGATTCGTGAGCCGCTCTTCGGCGCCATCGACAAGCGCCTGGAGCTGCTTCTCGGCGTGCGCCGCCGTTTCCGCCTCATTGCCGCGCGCGACGGCCTTCCGCACGTACTCCGCTTTGAGCTCGCCGCGAGCCTCGTCGGCCACGAGTCGGTCTGCCCGCAGGAGCTCGTCTCCGTGCTGCCGCACCGCGCGCGCCGCATCGGAGATGAGCTTATCGCCGTCGTGAACGGCCACCCTGCGCGCCGCCGCACCCTCCGGCGTGAGGCTCGTGAGCATCCGAATGGCGTTCTCGTCGGCCCCCGTGGTCGCCGCGCTCGCCTTCACGTAGGCGTCGTGAAGCTTCGAGATCACGCCTCCAGATTCTCGCTCGCCGCGCTTGAACACGGTCCCGAGGCCGCCCATCGCGTTCGCGATCGATGACTTCGCGGCGCCCACGATCGGGCCAGCGGCGCCAATTGTGCCGCCAAAAAGGGCGCCCCCAAGCGCGCCCCCGGATGCCCCCGCGAGGAGCTGCTCGGCGGTGAGCTCGTGATCCTCAATCGCGCTTTCGTTGATCGAGTCGACCGCGCCGAACATGGCGCCCTCGGCGGCCCCGCGTGCGGCGAGGGGGGCAGCGGATTGGGCGATCTTGCCGGCGAGCGACGTGGCGCCGACGCCGGCAGCTCGCGCTGCGCCCTTCTCGGCGAGCGAGCCGGCGCGAGCCACGAGACCGCCCTCGTTGCCGACGAGCGACGGAACGATCGCCCCCGTGTACTCTGCGATCTTGGAGATCGTCGGGTTCGCCTCCTGAAGGCCTTTCAGATGCCCCCGGAGACCGGATTCCCATTCCGGCCCACCGAGGAACCCGGCCGTGTCGAGGGCCACCTTATCGAGCGGGATTCCGACCGACTCCGCGAGTCCGCGCGACATCCCCACGGCATGAGCCGCATGCACGCCGACGACGCCACCGTACTTTTTCTGCGCCGCTTGTGCATCCTGCGCGGCCTTCGCTCCCGCAATCTCCTCACCGGTCGCAGGGCGAACCGCTCCCGACGCGAGCGCCCTCTGCGCTTCTTCTTCGGGGAGCGAGCCGACCTGGCCGTCGGAGTTGACTACGTTGATATCGGTCATCACTTCACCGGATTGAGCGGCACCGCCGGTCGCATGGCCGGCATCTCCTGGACCTCTTTCTCATCGGGGATCTGCGCTTTTGCGTACTCGTCGAATTGCGCCCGGTACCTATCTCGCGCCGATTGAATGGCGCCCGATCGGCCCGGCATGAATGAGGTCACGCCGCCGATAGCCTCGCGAGCCACGCGCGCATCGCCCTCGGACATCGCGCCCTGCCCCTTGAATACGGTAACGGACTGCATCGTGTCGTTTTCGAGACCTTTCAGCCTGCGAAGGTTCGCCAACACGTCCCTACCGCCAGCGATCTCCGTTCGAATCCGTTGAGCCTCCTCGATATTCCTATCGATCGCTTTCCATGCTCCAAACTTCTCGCGATATTTTGCGGCCTCAGCCTCGCTGCGAGCCTGCCCGAATCCGCCATTTGGCAAAGGGATTGTGAGAGCACGGTCGGCCTTCGATTCGCGGAAAGCCTCGGCGCGCGCGCGAACCCCTTCAACGCCGGCCTTTTGCTCCTCGATATCGATCTTGCGATCCTCCTGTCCAAGCCTTCGATCCTCGACGGCCTGCGCATGAGCGCGCGATGCCATCGCGGCCCCCTCCGAAGCCATCTTCTGCTGTTCTTCGTACGTGCCCTTTTTGAGGGCCGTGTACGCATCGGCGCGCGCTTGCAGTTTGGCCTGTTCTAGCGCGTCGTTCGCCAGCTTGTACCGGGCCTGCATGTCAGCCGACCGATCTCCGGCTCGCATCGCTTCGAGCTTCATCTGAGCATTCTCGAGATAGGCTGCCTTGGCCCCATTCTCCGCCGCCGTATCGTCGAGGCCCTTCTGCCGAAGCTGCGCATAAAGCCCGCGCGCGTCGGCGACGTTTTCGCGCGCATTCTGCAGGTTCGCGCGCTGCGCAGCGATGTCGTCGTCGATTCGCTTGTTGATGATCTCCATGGCGTAGTTGGGGCCCTTGTTGATCGCCGACGCGTAGGCTCCGAGCGCCATCGCGATACCGGCCATGATTCGGCCGCCGGTCTTCGACTCGCCGTAGAAGTGGTCCGGGTCGATCTTTTTGCCGCGCACATCGGCCGCGAGCGCATCGACGTGCTGCAGCGACTTCTCCTCGCGCGCACGCTGCTCGGCCATGCGCTGCGCTTGCCGCGCCTGCATCGCTCCCATGTCGTCGACCATGGCCGCGCGAACATCACCCTCACGCTCCGCGGATCGCTCCGCGCGCTTCTCTACATCGGCCTCGGAGGCGGCTACGCGGGCGTCTGCGCGCTCCATTTGCTGCTGCAAAACGGGCGGCGTGGCGCCGAGGCCCATCTTCGCCGCGGCCCGTTGGGCGGCCGACATCGGGATGCCAGAATAGGCGGTCGGATTCGTGTTCGGGGCCGGTCCCGCGGTGGCCGGGGGAGCCATCTGAGGCGGGGCGGCTGCCGCGGGTGGAGGAGCAGCGATCGGCGCTGGCGTCACCGGAGGCGGGAGAGGCGGCCCGATCGGAGCGGGCGGAGCCGGCGCAGAATAGCTTGGCGCGCCAAACCGCTGCCTCTCGTTATCGATCGCTGCCTGCATATCGGGAGTGAGATCCATCGAATCACCTCACGCTGCCGCGGCGGCCAGCGCTCCGAACGCACTGAGATACCCGGCAATGTTTTGCGAGTTTTGCTGCCGATTGAACGCGTCTTGCTGCGCGAGAAGTCCCGCCGATCCGAGCTTGTTGTACGCGTCCTGTGACTCGTATTGGCCAGCAGCCTGGAGCTGCTGATTCTCCACATTGAAGCCCTGCTGCGCGTAGTACTGTTCCATGGCGTCGTTCTGCGCGTTGTTCTGCCCCTGCATCTGGGCCACGCGATAGGCCTGGTCCTGCGACATTCCCTGTCGCGCGAGATCCGATTGGCGAAGCTGGTTGGCGAGCCCTGAGTATCCTTGCGTCGCCGCGATCTGGTCTTGCTGTTGCTGAAGAGCGAGATTCTGCGAGCCCACCGCCCGCGCCTGCGCGCCGCCGTAGAGCGCGGCCATGTGCGCCGCTGCAATCCCCGCGCCCTGGCCGCGATAGGAGGAAGCGATCCCCTGTTGCGCTGCCGCCGCTTGCTGCGTTCCAGCCTGAACCTGCCGCTGCGCGGCCGTCGGCGCGCCCCGCATGATCGCCGCGTACTGCGCGAGCTGCTGGCCCTGCATTCGTCGCGATTGCAAATAGTTGTCGTAGTCGCCCATCTGCTGAGCGGTGTTCTGCGGGCCCGCAGTTCGCTGCGATGCGGCGGAGGCCGCGTTCCGAGCATTGTTGAACGCGTCGAACGCGCCCGTTTGCGAACCATTCCACAAGTAGTCAGTCGGATCCGACTGGGGGTAACCGTTGTATTCTCCAGCAGTTGAAAACATCGCTGCCTCCTTATCCCGCGTCGTATTCCGAGTAATCGGGCCCCGACGGCGCAGAATTCCCGCCGCCATAATTCATCACCGAAGCGCCGACGGCCGCCCCCGCGCCGATCGCGGCGGCCCGCTGTTGCGTTTCGGCGACCTGGCGAGCCTGTTGAACTTGATTCAAGAGGCCTTTCTCCGTGAGCCTCGAGTAGGCCTCCTGCGACTCGAATTGCTGGGCGGCTTTGAGTTGCGCAGCGCTCACGCCGTACGAAAGGTTGCCGTACATCTGTGCCATTGCGTCGTTGCGCGCGCGCTGCTGCAGATCGAGATCCGCTTGCCGGAACGCGTTCTGCTGCGAGAGGCCGTACCTCTGCATATTGCCCTGGGTGAGAGCGCTACTGGCCCCCGCTTGCCCCGCCATGGCCGCGGACAGCTCCTGCCCGCGCGCTTGCCCAAGCTGCGCGTTGGCGGCCTGCATACGGCCGGCTCCCGCCATCGCGGCCGCGTACGGATTGCCTCCGGCGGCGAGCTGCGCGGCGACGCCCTGATCGCGAGCCTGCGCCATCTGCGCGCCGGCCATCGACGGGCCGCTGCCATTCGCCATGGCCGCGTAGGCCGCCGTGGCGTCCGTCTGCGCCTGGCGCCCCTGAATATCCTGCCCGCGCGCGGCGAGCCATGCGGAGTTGTCCATTTGCGGCCCGACGCGATTCTGCGCCGCTGTTGCCTGGGCGTCGTACATCTGGCGGAAGTCTTCGGCCCCGTACTTGTAGCCACCGAACATGTAATCGGTGGGATCCGTCCACGGCGACGTGTCGCCGAAGCCGCCATTCTTGTCGTCTGGGTTGTACGGGCCAGCGTGGTGCGGCCCCGCAAAGTCTTCCGCGTCGCGCAGCTCCTTGCCGAGCTCGTTTCCGCCAGCGTGCTGCGCAATGTTTTGGTACGGGTTATCGGCCCACTCGATCGAGTCGTCCGTCGGCGGATGTTGGCCGGCGCTGATGTACACCCAATTCGGATCCGTCGGACCGTACGGCACGTACGGCGTTCCGTTGATCTGCTGGGCGTACGGGTTCCCGTTCTCGTCATACATCGGCCGCCCATCGACTTGCGGCGCAGGATTGGGCGCAACGGGCGTCGGATCGGCGGGGCGGAAGTTATCGGTTCCCATCGTTCATGCCCTCTGCGAAACGCCGACCTTGTTCGGCCCTTTCTTCACGCCCACCAAGAACGCGAAGCCTGTGAATGAGGCCCCTTGGCCCGTACCGAAAGGCTGCGTGAGGCCCGAGATCGTCGGCGGCGCATCCGACGCGGACACGCGGAACGAACTGCACTTCTGCCGCGCCACGTGCATGATCATCTGCTCGAGTGGCATCGAAGAGATCGTGCCCCACTCCCAGGAATGGGAGTTGAGCGCGACCCCGAAGTCGGGCTCGAATTGGAGCTGGAGGTTGTGTGCGGAGAACGATGTTCCGAGAAACGCCGCCCTCTTCACGCGCTGGTAGCCCTGCACCTTGGCCGCCTGAATCCAGGCCGATCGCACGGTGAGCGTGATCCACGCGCCGCCAGGATCCAGGTACGCGTTTGGCGTTTCCTGCGCCGCAGATCCGTTCGCCGCAATCCAGCAATAATTCGAGCCGAGGTTGCAGGCGTCGATCATGGGCACGGACGTGTTTGCGGAAACGGAATCGTATACCTGGTACGTACTCCACTGATTCTGGATGTAGTCGTAAACGAGGATAAGGCCAGAGCCGCCGCTTGGATTGGTGTTCGCGCACGCCGTGAACCGAACCTGCGATTGCCACGGATGAAGAATGGCACTGGTGATCGTTGGGTTCGCCGTGATGGCGTCGTCGACGGGGGCGCCGGAGTACACGACCTCGAGCTGGCGCGTAAGCGTGTAGATTCCCACCGACGACTGGAACATGATCCCGGCCGGAGTAAGCACGATGCTCCGCTGGTCCACGCAGCCAAGATCGGTGGCCAGTCGAAGTGGCTCCTGGTAATCGCTGGCAAGCCCCGCGTCGTTAGGGCCGTCCCCGTCGAGCACGAAGATTCTGTCGCGCTTGAAAACGATGAGACGCCCATCCATCGACGCGAGCCCAGTGATCGCTCCACCATCGGAGAACGTCAGCACGCTCGACAGGTTCCAGGAGATCGGCTCCCCAGGGTTCGACTTGCGCGAGAACCAAACCTGTTTTTGGTCATCGCAGCCAGAAAGGAACACGCGATCGCGGTGCATGATCGCGATCGTTGAACACGGCGGCGATGCGTTCGGCAGCGTGCCGCCGGTCGTGTACAAGAACTGGTTCGCGGAGATCGACGCGTCGCTGCTGAGATCCTGAAAGTTCACCTGCGTCTGCGTCACGTCGTTGATCACGGTGCCGACCAATTGCACCGAAGTCCCGCCTGCGAGAGACCGATACACCTCGATCACCACGGGCCTTTGCTGCGTTGGCGCGCCCAAGATAAGGTCCTGCGCCTTCGAGATCTGGAGCGTATCGATCGTGAGCGTTACGGTATCGTTCGTGCCGGTCGTGGTGATCGGCTGGAGCGGACTCGGGGCGCTTCTCATCACTTCGCCGCGCGCGTTAGTGTAAGCGAAGCAGGCACAGTACTGGTACGTGCCGTTGGCGATCGAGCCAGACCCCGTATGACTTTGGGCGATCGATATTCTCTCTGGGCAGTGAAGGAATGCGGCCTCCGTGACTACGACGGCGTCGTACGCGGATGGGATTCCAGCAGCGAGGATGAATGCCCCAGACGTCTCGACTCCGCCTGACCGACTCGGGGTGAAGTTCAGGGAGATCTGGTCCGAGCCTCGAACGCCCGCAGCCGTCCGGAACGTGCACCCCGCGGTAATCCATAGGCCGCCCGATAGCGTCGCTCCGGGGGGACCAGTCGGTGTCACGCGTACCGGCGTACTCGCGAGATTGGATGCGATCAGACAGATCGGCCTCGGCACCACCGAGAACGTCGATGGGTCGCCAACATCCACGAGCACGAGCGAGCTTTGCAGCGATTGTCCTCCGCTCGCGAACTGTTGCGTGTAAAGAAGCACGCACACGAGTCCTGACGCCACGAATGGCTTACTCGCGAGCGAGCATCTCGCCACGAATCCAGGCACCCACGTACCAACCCCAGACGTCGTCGTGTACGCCTGGAAGTAGGTGTACACCGAAGGAGTGCCATAAGCGGTGAGCATCGCTCTGGCCGCCGTCGTTGACGTGGCGACGACCGCAAGCGACTGCACCAACAGCGAGCTCGATATCGAAAAGAGGTTTCGGGGCGTGCCCTCGGCCGACAGATCTTGTGCGAAGTCCGTGGCTCCGACGTTCGTTGTGCCGCCGCTCGTATTCCCATACACCACGAGCAAGCGGCTGGCATCCGTGTTCATCGTCGCGCCGACAGATACCTGCGGCGCAAACCCGGCGAGCGCCGACGAGCTGAATGCGGCCGCCGGCGACGGGACGGAACCGCCAGGAGTCGCGTACTTTTTCACATGGATCGGCGACGCGGAATTGTTTGAGTTGTAGATTACATAGAACGCGTTCGTGCCGCTGCACACGTCAAACTGCGGAGCCGAAACCACGAACGCGTCTGAGATCAGCGTCACGGGCGACGAGCTAGACCCCGTGCCGAAGTAATTCCACCCCGTTGCGATGGTCGTCGCACTGGTCGCATCGAGTTGCGCGATGTAGATCTTTCCCGCCGTATCCGGCCACAAGCAAACGACCTTCGAGCCAGTAACCGCCAAGCGCGGAAGAAACGTGGCCGCAGAATCGACGAGAACGGAGCCGAGGATCACGACGCCCGTCGCGATATCCAGCACCGTCGACCTAAGCTCGAACGACGTGGCGTTCTGCTGAATCCAGCAATGAACGGCGAAGCCATTCACGGTAATCGAATCGATGTCGAAGACGTTGCCGGCTGGCACTCCGCCAGAAAAGCTCGACGTCGTTGGCGAACGGTTCGCGATCGACGTGCGTGCGGCTACCGGCTCCGGAACCCGATCCTTTCGAAGCCAGCCGGCATTCCCCGGAGCCGCCGAGTAGAGGTAGTCGCCGTCCGACGTGAGGAGCTCGCCTCGGTACGATTGGAGCCACGCCGCGCTCGACAGCGAGCCGACGCCGAGGATCGTACGCGGAATGGCGGCGAACCCTCGTCGCTTCGCGATCGATCCGTCCTTGTCGAACGCGCCGTTGATCAGCCCCGTGAGCTTGCCCGGCGGAACGTACTTCTGATCGGTCCTCTGCGCGAGGCCGCCGCTGAAGTCCACGGTGATGAGCTCGTCTTGTGTCGGCATCAGTACACCCAGAGAGTCACGGTTCCGGCCGCGGTCGACTTCAACACCATGGCGTTCGCGTCGCGTGAAACGACGAACGGGAGAGCGTGCGACGTGCCCGTGGCGTCGATCACCAAGAAGCCGACTGGTGCGCGCCCGAGTCCATGCACCACGCGGAGCTGCACGCCCGCTCCACCGAACGTGAACGGGCCAGCCTTCACGCCGTCCGCGAACGGCAGAGAGCGAAGCGACGCGATCACGCGCGCGATCGAGTCCTGTGTTCGGTCCGCGACGGGGTCGCCCGTATGCTGCCTGGCGATGGGCGGGAGCTTCAATACCCGAAGGCCCTTCGGCCCCCTCGAACGATGGTCACGCGCGACGGATGCCCCGCGTCGCGTACCGCAATGTTCTCCTCGATGCGCGTCTTGAGCGCGGCCTTTTGCGCCAAGAGTACGCTTACGTCGCTCTCCTCCTTTCGGAGGCACTTGATCGCCGCGTCGACGATCACGTACTCATCCCACCCCGCCACGAAGTCCTGCGACTGCGCGCCGGAAGTGAATGCCGTCGGAGCAGGGTAGTACCAAAGCTTGGCCTGGTCCGAGCTCCCCGGCACGGGGATGAACACGATGTTCGCCCCGTAGAGCCGGTACTGCACGGGCCCGAACTGCGTCCAGCCGCGCGCATTCTTGAAGTCGTTCCTCGCCGCGAACGAGAATGGGGTCACGTCGCGCGTGTCGCCTCCACTCGTAATGTCGACGCCGCGAAGCTTGTAGAAGTCAGCGGGCAGGGCGTACGTGTCCTGCCCGTTGACCAGTGTCAGCGAGTAGCTCGAGAGGAAAAGGTCCTGCCCTTTCCCGAGGAGAAGCTCATACAGTTCGAACCAGCTTTGGTTGATGTACCGGTCAAGCTCGCTGCTTCCGACCGGCGTGGTCGCGATGAACGTGGAATTCTCCATGTTCGCAGCGACGAGTGTTGCCGTTCGCAGATCGTTGAGCGTGACCGACAGGGACATGGATCAACCCATTCTCAAAAGCGACTTGAGTGCGACCTTGAAGCCATCCTTGTCGCCTGACTGGATGGCGTCCCAGACTTCGTCACACCCAGCGTCGTAGCCCTCGTCGACATCATCGTCATATTGCTCCGAGTCCGGCGGAGCGTCGTCTTTCGGGTCGCCCTTTGGTCCCCCGATCAAGATTGCGAGACCTGCTTTCTTTGCGGCCATCACTTCACCAAACTCAGGTGCATACCGATCTCAAACGACACGATTCCGGTCGTGAGATCGGTCGCCGTTCCGGCAGCGTTGTATGTATAGATCGTGAACGTTGCGCCGGCAGTTCCGCTGCCCAGCGTGACCGCGCCTTCGCCCGCCCAGGCGCCCGTTCCGGCGGTTTCGATTGAGGCGAACTTGTTGATGCATTCCGGGAATCCGCCATCCCGGAGCGTAACGAGGTACGTGCCCGTCCCGGTGCGCGCCGCCGAGGCGATGCGGCCGCCCTTGATCGAGCCAGCCACGACCGCGCCGGCGGCACCGATCTGGAAGGAGCCGTCGTAGTAAACGAGCCCCTGCGTTGCGTTCTTCGAGTCGTTTTTGAAGAGAGCTGCGACGGCCATGACGCCCTCCTCAAACCAGCGCGACGCCGTTGTATCCGGGCGCCGAGCACCAGATCTGGCCGTAGTATCCGATCCGGCCCGTGTACGAGTCGGCGTTCGCCTCGCGAAGGAGGCGGAGGTTATCCTTGCCCTGGCCAAGGAACCGCGGCGCCTCGCCAAGAGTCCAAAACTGCCACGTATCCATCTGGAGCACGTAAACGCGGCCAGCCGGGCAATTCGGGTCGCTGTACACCTTCACGGTGCCCGTCGGCGTCACGATCTTGATCGCCGTGAACCCGAGACCGACGTCGGTCTGCGTCTCGGTGATCGAGGCGCCTGACGAGAATCGGCTCTCCATCGAGAGAGCGAGCGTGAGCCAGTCGTCTGAGTTGAGGAACGCCGCGTCAGGCTTTCCGCCCTCACGCGCGATACGCGCGCAGAGCTTCTGGATCGTCTCCTCGATCTGCCCGGAGGCGACCGCATTCGCGAAGCGAACGCCGCCGAGACGGTACGGCTCGATCGAGCGGTCGAGGCCAAAGAACGCGGTGGACGTGGGCGCTGCGAGGGGGAGCCAGCCATCCAGGCCGACCACCTTCATCGTGGTCGACCCGTTGAGAAAGTCGCCCTCGCGGAAGATGTAGTCCGTGTTCACGGCAGCCGCGATCCCCGCGGTGACGTTGCCAGTGCACGTGATCTTACCGAGGTCGCGGTCGATCGATGCGACCTGCACATGCCCGGATCTCGGAGCCCCGGTCGTGCCGTCCGTGCTCGCAAACACGAGCCACTGGTTCACCTCGAAGTTCACGATGTCCTGCGGCGTGGCGAGCTGTATCGTCGCGCCCGCAACCGAGTACGCGCCGTCGCCTTTGCCGCGGACGCCGCCACCGTTTCGGTACACGTCGATCTGCATCGCGCGGCGCAGTTGATCCATCGCCGCATCGATCTCGTTTTGGAGGCCCTCGACGATGGCGTTCGGGTCGCCCATCGTCGCGTCGATCGTCTCGGCGTCGATCGTGAAGATCGAGTAATCGCGCGAGCGCGTGAGTAGCAGCTTCGAGTACGTCGCCGCTCCGCGATTCGCCATCGCGGTGGCAAAGTCGGCGCCGCCGCCGGTCGTGGTCGCAATCCGCATCGCGACCTGAGCGTTCTTGCCGCCGAAGTTGGTTTTCTTCGGCATCAGCGCCAAAAGTGGCGCGTTCTCATAGAAAAACTTGGTGATCGTCTTTTGCGGATAGAGGGTCTTGATGACCGGATCCAAGGACGTCAGATTCGCAGTCGCCGGGGTGGCCATGGAGGCCTCGCATCCCCGCGTTGCGCCGACCCGTTAGACCCCGGATCTTGGTTGTGGCGCGCGCAGGGTCGTCAGCGGTTGATCAGCAGTGCGGCTGCGCGTCTCGCACGCTCGTCCCGAGTCATCTCGACATCGGACTCCGACGTGGAAACGGACGCATCGCGGTTTCGGATCGTCTTCGCTGCTCGGGAGACGGAATCCCTGCTGACTTCGCTAACGGGTTTGACCCCTGCACTCTCTGCCGCGGCCTTTGCCTTCTGCCGCTCTGTCAGACCCTCATAATACTTCTTCGCGCCACTTTCAATTGCCTTTTGAATCGATTCGTCGGAGGAGTCCTCACCTTTCGAGATGAGAAGGCGCGCAGTCCCCTGGATTGCCCTTTTGAGCTGGTCCTTGTCGTAAACGAAAGACGCGTACGGAAAAGACTTCGGGCTGGAAAGCATGTCGTCGGCGAATACGTTGAGGGCGGCCTCGAATTGTTGTTGCTGCGTGGCCTCTATGCGCTGCTTTTGCGCGCGATCACGGGCCTCCGCCTCCTCACGCTCCCTCTGCTCCACCTTGGCCTTGAGCGCGGCAAGCTCCCTGGCCACGGCGTTGTTTGGGTCCACGGATCCACGCGCGGCGACTTCGACGAGCTCCTCGAACGTGAGCCCGAGCTCTCGCACCGCGGCGATCGGGTCTTCTTTCAGGCGAGCCCGAAGGGCCTCTTTCGACTCGAGCGACTTCTTCGATTCGGCGGCCATCCGCTCGTATTCGGCCTTCGAGGCCGCTGCGGCCCGCTCACGCTCGCGCGCGGCGCGCTCTCTCGCCATCGCTCGGGCGAAAGCCTCCGAGCTCGATTCCTTCTTGGCGGCCTCTTCTTTCGCCGGACCCGATTCGACCGCCACTCCTTCGCCCGGATCGTCGCCTTCGGGCTCGGCCTCTGACGGGGGCGCCTTCGCCGCAAACTTCCCATCGGGCCGACGCGCAGGCGCTGGTCTGCTCTCCGCCGTCTGCTCGACCTCCACGGCGCCATCGCCGTCGCCGCCGCCCGCGGCCGCGCCGTTCGCGGCGACAACGTCTCCCATCAGCGAGATCGCCTTGGCCACATCCTCTTGCGACGTAATCATCCAGGAACTCCTTGTGGCGCGGGCATCTGCGGCGGCACGGCCGGGCCCGGCGCGGCCGGCGAGGGAGCCGGCATGGACATCAGGTCTTGAATCTTGAGCATCCAATCTCGAATGAGCTGGAGGTTATCCTCGTCGACATCGTCATCTTCGAGGCATTGGCAGTAGAACTTTTGGCTCGTGATGAGCGCGAATTGCAGGTCGAAGAATGGCTCGGGAGAGCGGGCAATCCCCTTCTCCACCATCTCCTCCAGCCACTTTTCGATGAGCCTTTGGGGGGCCTGGTCGAGGTCGGTCCACGCCTCGATATCGGGAAAGTCGATGAGGAGCTTGGCTTGCTCCGCGGTGATGTACCCATTGGCGCGAAGGTCATCGACCTGCTGAAAGCGCTCGCTCGGAGTTTTCGAGAGCATCGCCGTCGGGAACGCCTGCATCACGAAGTCGTCGTCATCGAGCACGACTTCGCTCCACGCGATCCTCCCGAAGTTTCTCTTCCCGGGCACGCGCACGGAGTAGTCCGGGAATTCCTCGGCGATCTCGCGCGCGAGCGCGATGTCGTGGCGCGCGATCTCGAGATGAAACTCTTCGTACGCCTTCCCGAAGAGCACGAAACGCTCGGTCTCGATATCGTTGAACGAGTCGATCGCCTTACCCGAATTGAGCCCCGCCGGCTTGAGCGACTGCGCGGCGAGTTGGCTCACGCCGGTGAGCTCGTTCGCCTTCGGTGTTAGATACTGGAGATACTCCATAGTGTCGGCCGACACGCCTTGCGGGTCGTACTTCTGCGGCGCCTGGCCGGAGAACGAGAGGATGGTCCCGAGCGCGTTGTCGATGTGCGACTCGACGATCTTGGAACCTGCGTTGAGTAGCCAATACGAGCCCGTGCGGAAGTACGACTCCTGAATCTTTGACGCGATCGCGTTGATCTCGAACTGTAGCCCCGTGAGCTCCTCGGCCTTTCCGGTGCCCAAGTAACCGATCACGGGTTCCTTGGCATGGAGTAGAGCGAATGGGAACTTATCGCGGTCGTACTGCTCATCGAGCAGCGTGCACCCGTCGATCGCTACGACGTGTCGCCCATCCTTCTCGCGCTTGCTGCTCCGAAGGTGCCAGGCCTCGACGACGAGCAACTGGTCAGCGAGCGCGTTGTAGCCGATCTCCTGCTGATCGATCGAGATGCGTGGCGCCGTCGCGATCTGCCCGCGAAGCTTCGGGTATAGCGCCATGAGGCGTCGACGGTCGACCCACTTTCGCGTGTAGAGATTGGGCGGCTCGCCGTACTGCGCCTCGACGGCATCCACCACGAGCTCCCACGGAAACCACCTCTCGTGGACGATCCGATCGTCCTCACGATAGATCTTGAGCACCCCGGATCCGAAGACCGCGGCGTCGCGCACGATACGCGGGGCGATCGTCCACTGGTTCGTTTGGTAGAAGATCCCCTCAATGAACTTTCCGAGCTGCTTCGCGCGCTTCCTCTGAAAGTATTTGCCGCCTCCCGTGAGGAACATGGGCAGTGGACGATTCTTCGCGATCTTCGCGACCAGCGTGTCCACGCACTGCGCGGTGACGTTGAACGCAAGCGTCGACGGATCGTAGATGCCGATTCCGCGTTCATACTCGGCGGCCGAAAGGGAGGCCGAGTCGCGCGCCGTGTACATGCGCAGGTGGTGAAGATCCATCTGCCGCCGAAGCGGCTGATCGTCGCGGATCCGCCGAATCATCGACATCACCGCATTGGCACGATCTGGCGAACTCGACTCCGCCCACCACGGGTTCGAGATCGTGGTCGACGATAGAATCACGGCTCGTCGCCTTCTTCAGCGACCGCCGGCGGGATCCGGCTTGCCTGCGAGGCAACCCCCTTGGGACCGTACATGATCCGGTCGCGCGCGCGACGCATGGCCGCCGGGTCTACGGATCGCTTCGTGGGCGCCACGGGGAGCGCCGCGTCCGCCGGCGGCCTCCACTCAGGGTCGAGCGTCAGCGCGACGCCCTCATATTCGATCGCCTGGACGCCATTCTCGCGCATCCAAGCGATCGTCTCCTGGAGCTCCGCGATGTCTGCGAGGCGATGTCGTTGCGCCATTGAGCCACGTTGTGCCATTCGGCACACAATGGGTCAACGTGCAAGCGGCGCTCAGCAAACAGTATTGCGTGGCGCGCCTGCGGCCCGCTCTAGCTCACGGATCCGCGCTCGCATCGCGTCCTCGCTGCGGCCTGCACGGGCGTCAAACGGCCACCTTTTGCGCGTCGACGTCGACCTTCGCGGAGGCCGTTTGAAGTTCCGCAATCTTGTCCGCCAGATCGGCGGCGCTCTGATCGTAGATCGCCTGGTGGGCGGCCAGGTTGGCCTTCATTGCCTCCAGATCATCGTGATTCTTTTGGTGAATGGCAGCCGCTTCGCGCCATTCCGCGAAAGCCTTATTCATCGCAGCTACGTCGTCGATGACGACGTTCTCCGGCGTCGGAGTGGGGAAGGGATCGGGTTGCACAATGGGCGCGGGCGGAACTGGCAGCGCTGGGAGCGCAGCGGGAACGGCGGGGACGGTCGGGGCAACGGGGTCGACGTCGGACATGGGGTACCTCTTTGGTAGAGAGTGCCAAGTTGTGCCATATGGCGCGGGCAGTGGCTATCGACGACGCGTGAAAGCCCGCCGGCCGGCGCGACTCGCTGATGCCGCGTACGCCTCCTCCTGCTCGCGCTCGAGAGCGGCTTCCTCGTCGCGCATTCGTTGCTCGCTCGTCCTCGGCGGAGGCAGCTCCTTGGCCAGAAAGGCCCAGGCTGCTCGCCAGCCGTAAAGCACGCCGTCGGCGCAGTGATTGGGGAGTCCCGCGGCTTCCTTGAGCTGCTGATCGTCGGCCCACGCGAGATCTTCGTATTCCTGAAGGAGCTCGGCGCACGTCGGCTCAATCACGGCCACGTGCCCGCGCTCGACGGCGCCGTTGAACAGGCGAATGTATCCAAGCTTATTCGTCTTTTCGGCCGCCTCGATGGGGATCTGGTAGCGAGTGAGCATCTCCTGGGCGAAGGCCTTTCCGAGTCCGCCTAGGTCGCCGACGATCAGATCGAAGGCGCCCATCGCACGCACGCGCTCGGCGGCGTCAGCGGGGGATAGGCCGACTTCCTTCCACGACTGCACGACGTACAGCGTCGGGTCGTGTGGTCGCCACCGCAGATCCGAAAAGCTCGTCGCGTTCGACACGCCGAAGTCCATGGCCAACATCCGCGACCACGAGTCCGCGTGCGGGAGCTCCTGGAGCGTACGGGGCCGCTGGTACACAAGCCCGGAACCATCCTGCACCCATTCCCCATCTCGCAACTGGCGGCGCGTCTGCACGTCGAGCTGGTCGAGCGTGAGCAGGTACTCTTCTTGGTCGAGCGATGGGTTGTCGGCGAGCCTCGCGGGGATGAACGCGCGCCCTTCGTCAGCGGCCTCCGGATCCACGAACCGCCGTTTCACCCACGCGTGCCCCACACCTCCAGGGTTGCTGGCCCCACGGGCGCGAATGGGCACCGGCATCCCGGTGGGCCTGCGAAGCCGGGAGAGAATGTAGCGGTAAGCCGATTCAGGGAACTGCGTCAGCTCGTCGAAGGCGGCATACTGGAACTCCGCGCCTTGATACCGGAAGCGATCGTTTGCATGCTGCATGTACCCAAACGAGAGCGTGGCACCGCTGGGGAAGGTGAAAGTCTTCTTCGTGCCATCCCAGTGCGCGTCGGTGCCACGCAGCCAATCATGCGCGCGATCCATGATCGCTCCAGGGAGCGCCAGGTCGGAGTACGTGCGCCGGAAGCAGATCGCCGCATATCCTGGCACGTGAACGTATTGCAACGCGCCCATCAGCAAGGCGTCACTCTTCCCTCCACCCGCCGCGCCGCCATAAAGCGCCTCACGGCATGTAAGCGCAAGGAACTCGGCCTGCTTTGGATGCGGCGTGTGAGGGCAGTGAGCGCGTGGCGATGGGTTGCGACGCGCTTGCTCCTCGCGAAGGCGGCGGAGGCGACGAAGTTGCGCGCGCTGACTCACCGCTCCAGCTCTATCGACATGGCGATCACTTTTTCTCAGGAGCCTTGGCTTCGCCATCTGGCGATGGCTTTTTCGCCGGATAGAACCCCACCAAGATCCGCCCTTCCGAGTCCACGCGCCGCTCTTCATCGTCCGCGCTCATCGCACAATCCTCTGCTTGGATTCCTCGTGCCATGAGCATGCGGGCTGTGTTTGCAGCAGACCAGCCTCCATGATCTCGGGCACGCGTGCAGACTGAACCTGCTGCACTGCCAGGATCTCGCGGCGAACTCGCTCGCCACCATCAGCCGTTGGCTTGATCAGTTTCAGCACGACGTCCCCGTCGCTCTGATGCTGGGCCGTGTACACCCGCTTCTGACCGCCGTCGGCCAACGGCGTGAAGGCGGAAAGGGCCGGGAACTGCTGCGCCAGCCATTGAACGGTGATCATCCAGGAGTCCCCCTTCGCTCGTTGATCAGCGAACATCGCCAGGCCCATTCGTTGAAGAGCCATGATGCGTAAGACACGGGCTGACGTGAGCTGTCGCGAGCCGCGCGCAGAGCTGGGCGGGACGTTCCTTCCACCCACACCCCCACGCCGCGCACTCGCGCAGCTTCAATCAGGGAAGTTCGCGGGCCACCGCGTGGGGTGAGCACGTACGACTCCGACGCGAACCAGCGGTTCAACGCTGCCTGCTCAACAGCACTCGCCCAATCAGAAATCTTCGCCTCGAACGCGATGATGCTGCGGACTGCGAACGCTTCGCGCAGCGGAGCCGCGCGCCACTTACCGCGTGCGTGCAGCACGAGGCGCAGCTCGATCAGCTGCTCCAAAGTTCGTTGGATGCGCCGAAAGCAGTGCGCCCGCAGCTGCGCTTCATCGACCGGCCCTCGAGTGAAAAGGAAGTGGAGCAGGCGGATGTCGTCGTCGCGGAGCGTAGAGCGCGCGGTAGCCCATCCGCTCGCGGTGGCCTCGTGCCACTTGACCGCGACGAGATCCGGAAAGCCCGATAGAAGTGCGGGCTCGCGGAACACCGTGACGCGGACGCCGCTCGGGGCCGACAACCGCAGGTCGGTCAGAAAGCGATCCACGAGGTCGTTCTCGGGGCCAGGGCGCGCGCGCCGATGACGAACTCCGGGGACGCCTGCCCTTGCAACGTGCGCTCTCGCGTGCAGATCAACCCCGCTCGCGCCATCCGAATGGTACCGCGGAATGATGGCATCGGGATGCAGTCTGCGGACCTTCACGATCGGATTCATCGCTTCCCCTTTCGCGGACTGACTACCGCCGACATTGCCTGCGAAGGGAATTCATTGGCGATGGCCGCATTGCAGAACGTATCGAGGTCCCTTTTTATGATCTCGCCAAGCGCCCTGCCCGCGTCGCCCAGCTCCTTCGCCATCTCCGTCAATGAGGACGGCTCCCACTCGAGAGCCACGATGTTCGACGGTGACACGGTGACCGCCTTCAGCTTTCCAGCCTCTTTCGGCACCGCCAGAATCCCCATCCCCGACGCGCATTCGCTGAAGTCGTACTCCTTCGCGCTAAGGATATGCGCGCTCACGCCTGGCCGAATAGGCTTGGCGCAGACAATCGCCGCCAGCTTGAATCCCTTTACGTCGCTCAGCATCACAATCACCTCTATCGCCGCCTATGCCTTCAAATAGGCAGAAAATTTTAGCCAATACGGCTCCCGATCAACCCTCTTCAATGGCATCCATGGCGCGCTGCGCATATCACGAAAATATGTCGACCCGTCATCGCAGTCGACGTATATCGATCCATAGCCAGGACCACCGATCACCGCAATTGGATTGCCGGCAAGTGTGACCTCAAAACCGCCCGATAGATCGTGCTTGCAGTCGGCTATGCGCATCGCGTGCACATAAAGGTTTTCATAATCCGTGGCACCAAGGGCAACCTGCTTGACGGAAATATTCCGTTCTCTAAGCCACTCAATATCCTTCATTATTAATTGAACCAGATCCTCACCAGTCGGCGCTTCCGTGCTCATAGCCACCCCGCATATGGATCGAATTGCCACCATCTTGGTATTGGCAGATGGGCGCATAGGTTCGTGCGGTGCGTGTACCGAACGATCTCCACGCCGCCCAATAGTGCCTTCGCCACGCCATTCCGGCGCAGCTCGCCATCACCCCCTCGCTTCACGTACACGTAATGGAGCGTGCCTTCCGCAGGCTCGAGGCACGCCCACCCAAACACGATGGTCGGATCGGACGCGTCGCACGCCACGCGGACCTCGACCTCCGGCTTGCGCAGAAGCGCCGCAATGAGCCGTCGCTGCCCGATTCGGTACGCGCCTGTCGAAGCGCCAATCGCTCGCACGATCGCCGACTCGGCAAAGCTCTTCACCCATGAGTCGATGATCAGGTTTACGTCCTCTGGCTCGCCGGGCCGGATTACGATCGACATCAGGCGCCAGTCTCACGATCGGCATCAGGCGCCAGTCTACAGGCGCATGAGAGATCCGGCAGATCGTTGCGGTTGATTCGCCGCCCTGATAGCAACTGCGCTTTGCCGTCCAGCCATTGCCTCATCTCCGGCTGTAGGCGGCGATAGACGTGCCGACTGATGTCCGGCGTACCGAAAGTTCGCGGCGGCCCGTGTCTGTCAGCCCGCTCATCAAAGGCCGCCAAGATGAGCGCGGCGAGCCTCGCAGTCTCCTCCGAGGGAGACCTGACTCCCTCAAAGCTCACCCATAGATTCATGTTTTGCACCAGCAGCCTCCTGGCCTTCTTATCGATCGCCGCTTGCGATCGGCGGCCCAACCGGTTGAGCATCACTCATCCTCCCTCGTCAGCGCCTCGAGCTCTCGCCGAATCGCTTCTTTCACTTCCGCATCGCTCATCTTCGCGATCGCGTCGTCGCGATCCCTGGGCGCCGGCAGCTTGTCGCTCCACACGCCCTTTCTGCGCCGAATCAGCCACTCCAGCGCGCTCTTCGCATTCCCCTTCAAAGCGTCGGCGAAGAGCACGTCCGTCATCGCGGCCTCCGCTTCCGACTCCGCCCGCAGATACGACTTTGCGAACTCCCAGTATGGCTGCTCGTGCGAGAAAAAGCCCCTCCTTAGCCAGTTGTGGAGGGTTTCCTTTCCGATGCCTGCGAGGCCAGCCGCTGCTCGCCTGGATAGCCCTCGACGGGCGCTGGCAATGAGCGCCAATGCCCGCTCATCAGTTAGCAATGAAGGTCGCCCATCCATCTGGATTCCTTTCGTTCAAAAACCATGCATGCATCTTGCATGCTAACCACCCATTCACCCATCTCCGCCCGATGGCGGAGGCATCGAGCTCCGTGCTCGCAACGCCTCGAGATTGAGTTTTGGGATCGTCTGCGTGATCTCCTCAGGCTCCCGATCGTACGAATCCACGCAGGCGTCGTGCGTCGATGGCCACGCCTCGGCGGCCATGATGCGCTCCACCAACCTTTGATTCTGGCGCCTCTCATGAGCGCGAACCGCCAGCGAGCCAATGAGAAACCCGATTGCCAGAAACACGAATAGATCCATCACGCCCCCACCTTTCTTTCGCCACTCGGCCGCATCACGACCGCGGCTTCCCGCTATTCAAGAGCGCCTCGCTGTAGTCCAGCCATCGGCGCCCATGCTCTTCCCACTCAGCCTCGCTCATGGCTTTAGCCGTGAATTGGGCTGGCCGGACTCTCCGCTCGTAAGCGGACGTGTCGGGCCATCCGGGGATCGTCGCCGCGAGCTGGCGAATCCTCCCCAGGGCCGCGCCCGCCGCGTCGCGCTCATGCACGTTACTCCTCCTTCTTGGCCAGTCCTCGATCTGCGCCCTTATGGCCCTCGCCACGGCACGATCGGCAAAACCCTCTGGCTGCTGACCCACGCCTATCGCCGAGCGCCACCCGCATTGCGCGATCGTCTCGACGGAGACACCTCGCGACTGCGCGTACTTGATGACGCCTCCTTCAAAGAAGGCCGTTCCCACGATGTCGCGCGCAGGTGCCAGCGACCTATTCCCGCGATTGAAGAGGCCCCCTTGCAGCTTCTCCACCACGACAAGATCCGCGGCCTCGATAAGCGCCTCCGCCATCCCCACCTCATTGAGGGACCAGCCGCGATTGAGATGGCTCACGCGAATCCGCGGGGCCGAGCCGACCACCTCGCGACGGACGGATAAAAGCGCCCAACCAAACTTCTTCGACCCCGGGTCGATCCCCAAGACGATCACGACGGCACCCGCTTTGCGCAGCGGATCACCACGGCATCCTCGAAGAGCCGCCGCGTAACCCCTCCCCCGTACCGCTCCGAGAGCATGTTCGGCTCAAGGCCCGTGGTCACCCACGTGGGAAGCCCCTCGGCGTGCCGCTCGAGGATTACGTCGGGGCACGCGTTGTTCGCCGTTTGCCTCTCGTTCCCGAGATCGTCGAGGAGAAGCAGCGAGGCCTTCATGGCCTGCTCGACGTAGGCCGCCTCGCCGTCTCCGGCTGGCGCCTGGATGCGCGCCACGCCGAGCCGGTGCGCGTGCGCGAAGCGCGGGATCTTTCTCCCGCCCGACATGGAGCAATCTACGTCGGCGCGGAGACGGAGCATCGCCACGGCGAGCCGCGTCTTGCCTGCCCCCGGAGGGCCAATGAGGAGCACGCGTGGCGCATGAATCGCTGCCCGCGCCTTCTCGATCATCTCCCGCGGGCGCTGCTCGTCGAAGGGGGAGGGGAACTTGGCGCTCGCATATGAACGAGGGATCGAACGCTCGACCTCCCGTTTTGCGTCGGCGATCCGATCCTTCTCATCCTCCTCCGGGGGAGGGACGTCGTGCGTCGCCGGCACCACGTACGCCTCCCCGGCGGTAACGATCGCTTCGAGCTCGAAGTCGATGAACTCGATCTTTTCGGGCCTCACCATGCCGCACCCCCCGCTTTTGCTTCGCCGGCCGCTTCACCGTTGGCTTCGGCCCGCAGGCGCGCGCGCTCCGCGTCGGCCTCGCCCGAGTACTCGCGCATGACGGCCACCATCCACGGCGCATCCATGTCGGTCGGCTGGAGATGCGACTTGGCCCGCGGACGCTCCGCGTTCGGATCCGGGCATCCGGCGTCGCGCCACTTCACCCACGCCGAGGGGCTGAACCCCCCCTGGTACTTGGCCAGGTGGGGAGCCGCATGCATCCTCGCCCAGCGCTCCGCGTCGGCCTTCAACCAGGCCAGCGTTTGCTCCGCGCTGGCGCCCCCTGGAGCGTGCGCAGCGATGCCACGGGCCAAGTCCCTCAGGGAGAACCCTGCGGGCGCCGCCACGGGGCGGCCAAGCCCGGCAATGACCCCATCGCGGAATGCCCCGAGCTCCATTCCGAACATCCCGGGCTGCCTCGGGGTGCTCGGCGGAGGGGGCGGACGCGACGACGATCGGACCTGCGAGGGGCGGTCCTCGGGAAGCCCCTCCGGCTCTCGCCCATCCCCGCGCCCCCCGTGGGGGGCTTTGGGGGGTTCTTTCTTTTCTGGATCGGGTACGGGATCGGGGCTTCGTTTTGCTTCGAGGGTTTTGCTTCGTTTTTGCTTCGTTGGCACGGCTTCTTGCAAGTACTGGAATTCAGTGTTTTCAACAGATTGCGCCGACTCGACGTGCTTTTCGCCCTGCACGAAGGGCATCTCATTCGCGTCGATTCGCTTCGCGGTCGCCTCATCGACCCTGCGCGCCATCGCGACGCGACGGGCCTCGCCAGATCGCTCTCCACCAATCCGGCCGAGCGCGGCTCGCGTCGCAGAGACCTCTCGACGCTCGGCATCAGACCGCTCGGTCGACGGCTGGTACTCGTGATAGTCGTGCACCCGGAAGCCGCCCTGGACGATCTCCCAGAGACCGACAGCGACGAGCTTCATCGCGAGCTTCGCTACCGACCTCAGGTCGGCGAGGAGGCGGATCATCCGCTCGGGAATGAACCCATCCTTCTTCTTCTGGCGGTTGCAATACGCCAGGCCGCACACCCAAAGCCATCCAGCCTGCGGCCCCGCGGCGAGGATCTTGGGGTGCTCCGAGAAGCCGTCGTCGAGTCGGACCCAGCTCACTTTGAGCTACCGCCGCGCAACGAAGCGTCCGCAGCCTGCATCGGATCGGGCGTGGCCTCTCGCTTGACCACCGTGTACCTGGCCGCGAGCTTCTCCAGCTCCACGTCGCCAGGATGCGGGTCGCACGGTCGCACGTGCTCCGCAGCGAAGAGGCCTCCCTTTTCCGGGTCGAGCTTGGGAAGCGTCGGCTTCCTTCGCTTGGCCGCCATCCCGAGGCGCACGCCTTCACGCGCCAGCTCGGGGGATACCTCCCGCACCGCGTATACTTGAGGAAGGAGCTTCGCCTCGGCGAGCAGGGCAACGATCTCGCCCGTCGTGCCGTGCGCCTCATCGAACCAGAAGTCCGGGGCCCGCAGATTCTTGCCGCGCCGATCCCCCCCGCCGAGCCACGCCGCGAACTTCAGTCCGCAGTGGGATACGTACAGCGGTGGCGCGGACGCAGGCGCTGATTGCCGATTAGCATCTTGTGGCGGCAAACTTGTTACATGCGATGAGTTACTCATCACTACTCCACCCTCTCCGCGAGCTCGCTCGCGCTCATCCATTCAAAACGAGGCGCCTGGCCGGCCGCCAAAAACACTTGCTTCACGAGCCCCTTCACGAGCTCTCGACGCCGCTCCCCGCCGAGGGAGTTCCACGCCTTCTCGAGCACGGCGACATCGCGGAGCGATGCTCGGCGCGCCTCCTCGCTTACCGGCGTGCGCGGCGCGGACTCCGCCTCGAGCCGCGTTCGCTCTTCATCAAGCTTCTCGAGCTTCACCTTGAGCTGGGCTCGATCGATGTGCCCATCGGCGAAGGCCTCGATGTACCGCTCACGCCGACGAGCAAGCCTGGCTCGTCGCTCCTCAAGAGCGGAGGCCGACGGGCCTTCGGGCTCGCGCGCGGATGGGGCCGATAGCTCCTCGCGAAGCTCGACGAGTCGAGCGAGGACGAGAGGGTCGCACGCCGATTCCGCATCGCGAACCCGAACGAGTCGGCGCGTACACCGCTTGCTGCACCTGTAGTAGTAGTTTCGCTCGAGACCCTCGCGCTCTGGCCCGTACGCCGCGCTCATCTTGGCCCCACAACGGCCGCAGCGAGCGACATCCCTCAGCCACCAATCGCTCGTCTTCGAGCCAGGCGATGGCCGATTGCTCCACCCGAGCCTGCGACCCCGGAGCGACTCCTGCGCTGCGACGAACGTGCGCGCATCGAGGATCGGCTCGTGCGCCCCACGAATCCATTCGCCGGCAGCATTGCGCACTTCGCCGAGGTACGTGCGTCGGCCCAGCGCGCGGGCCACGATGTCGCGCGTAAGATCGGTGATGGCCGCGATATCGCTCAGCGAGCGGCCCTGAATGCAAAGCCGATAGATCTCGCGAACGCGCGCGGCCTCCCCCTCGTGGGGGATAAGCGCGTTCTTCTGCGGGCCCTTCACATCTTGCCTGCGGTACCCGTACGGAGGCGGCCCCGACGCATAGAATCCGCGATCGCGCAGGAGATTGCGCGTGCCGACCATCCGCTGGCGGATCCTCTTGTGCTCCTCTCGCGCGAAGAGCACGCGAAAGTTGAGCATCGTGTCGCCGTCCGGCGTCGACGGGTCGCAGGAGTCGCCTACGGCGAAGAAGCTCGCTCCCGCAGCGAGAATCTCGCGCACCGAGCGGTATGTGAATTCGGGGTCGCGCGACCAGCGGTCGATCTTGTCGCACAGGACGAGATCGCCCGCCCGCACGTCGCGCATGAGCGCCTGAATCTGCTCTCGGCGTTCCAGCTTCTCGTGAACGGCGGATTCCGCCTCGACGAACATCTGCTCTACCTCGAGTCCGAGGGAGCGCGCGTACGCGCGAATGGCCGCCTGCTGATCCTGGAGGCTCGTCCCAAGCGCCTGCTCGGCGCTGGAGACGCGGGCGTAGCCGAAGACTCGGCGGGGGCTTCGCTTGGCGGGCATGGCTGGTCCACGGCGAGGAGCGCATCGCGCACCACGTCCAGGCGCGTCCTCACGTGAGGACCCATGCCGCGGTCTGGCGACCGGCCGGCGTGTAGGAGCGACGGAAGGTCGCGAAGGGGACGCCCGCGCGCGTGAGCACGGCGCCGTCGGGAAGGTGGCCTTGTCGTGTGTCGAAGGCCGCCTCGAGCGCCTCCATCACCGAGCCATGCGTCCGGATCACGACATGTCCCGACTGAACGCACACTCCGTTTGCGACGTCCGTCGGCGTGGCGATAGTGTCGGCGCTCACGGGTGCGCCTTCCCGGCACCGGTGAGGAGCCATTCAGGGCTCACCTCGAGCGCGTGAGCGAGAGCGAAAACCGTTGCTGCGCGTGGACTTGGGCGCCTATCGGTCTCCAGGAACCACATGTGCTGGCGCCCGAGTCCCGCAAGGGCCGCCAACTCCGTTGCGGATAATCCCTTAGCTGCACGCGCCTTTCGGACGCGCGTACCGAACGTTTCTTTCCCCATGCACGCAAACATGACATCGCCCACGCTTGCAGTCAACGGCCCGTCGCCCGTGAGTGTCGACACTTGTTTGCTGTCGGGCCAGGATGGGGGTGTGCCAAAGAGGGC